CGGGAACGTTTGGGTTTTACTCCTAACTAGGATACCCCCAACTTTTACAAGTTGGCCTTACTGTTCGGTGATCCATAGAGAGTACCGAATACCCTCCTCCAAAAAGAAATTGGCTTAAGACCACGGCTTACTTTTACCTTGGTTTTGACTGGGATTCTAGGGTTTCCAATTTGCCCTTCGATCTCACCCATTATTTGAATGGGCAGTTTCCAAGTTGGAAAGGTGAATTTTTCCCTTCTCCTCTGGTCGAGGAGGTCCAACTGGGTCCCTATTTCATAACTGAAAGAAGGATCCATAGGACTCCAATAGTCCCGCATCCACTGCTGCCACTTACTGGTCAGGGAAACCTCTCTTTCGAGAGGTTGCTCTTCCCGGTCAAGTAAAGCCTGTAACTCCGGGGTCATCCGATCTTCAAACGGAATACCCAGAGGGTTACAACCCACTCCATATGGTTCGGGCAGTGATAAAACCTGCTCTACCAATGGTTGGTCTCGTCGGGGCACCAACTCCACCCATCGAGGAAAGTTCTTAACGCCGTCCAGGATACTCCTCCCATCCCAATTCTTGTACTTCGGTGGTTGAAAAACACCATCCTTAGTTACAAGTCGGCCGGCAAATTCTGCCAACACATTGGAGATGAAAGTTTTCCCTGGAGACACTGGAACATCCAGATACTCCAAGAGCTGCAAGTATCTATCAGCCAGCTTATCATTGAGGATGACTATATCATCACCCAGAATGAAGAACTGTCCTTTCCAGGCTTCATCGAGAAGTCCCTCCACAAGGAGTCCATGCGTAGCCGCAAACAAGGCAAAACTAGGGGCAAGCCCCATAGCTTGACCTCGAGTGAGAAACCACTTATTTCCTCCCGGGTCTGTCCAATATCCACCAGTCACCACCGCCGCCATAAAGCGGACGATTGGAATATTCCGATAGATCTTTTCCAAAACAAGATGTTGTAACCCCCATGGGAATACGTTTGTCGCATCCGAAAGGTCTACTGAAAATACCTTTCCCCCAGAAGTAAGACGTTCCTTTATCCAAGGAATTGCTTTCTCCTGATCATGGGTGCAGTCCCACGGTAACTTTCTGAGAACTGCTTCAAGACTTTTCTGCAAAGGCTGCAGTAAGCCCTGTACAAATAACTTGGGGTCAAAATACACCCTGAGTTTCCCTCCAGGTTCTTGGGTCCACCCAACCCTCCCTACTTCAAAAGAAGAGAGGGTGACGTCACTCGCTTTATGGACATGCGCCCAACCGCCTCGCTTATGAAGATTAGCGAAGTCGATCTTGACACTGCCCACTACGGGCTCCGTCTTAGGAATCTCGGTCAAAACATCATGGAAGAAAATCCTCATCAGCCACGGATGCTCAATGAGCCACCGACGGTAGGTGTGGGAACC